CAGGTCAGTAGACCCGCAGCTCGTGCTGGGTGATCCGCATGTCGTTGGGATGGTGCGGGCGCTGTTCGGTGAGCGTGGGGTGACACGGCTACGGGAGAAGGTGCGATGACGCTTTACACGCACTCGGGTGCGCTGCCCGCCCACAGGTACATCTGGATTGAGCCTAACGCCATCGGCCAGCACGACTGGCTGCGCGGGGTGTGGTTCGGGCTGACCTCGTGGCCGGGACGGGCGTGGGGGTGTCATGTCCTGCTCGAAGGCGGGGCGGTGTACCGGAATGTCCCGCTGCACCAGCTCGCGCACCGCAAGACCGACGAGCTTTGGCGAGCGTCGGACGCGCAGACATGGGATGCGTATGGGTGGCAGTTTGCTGCCCTCGAATACCCGTACCTCTCCTCGATGAACGCGAAGGTGCGGCTGCAGGATCGGCGCGAGATGGCGGGCGAGTATTGGTTCACGGTGTCGCCGGTCGCCGATGCGTTTTCAGCGGTGCCGGAGCAGTCGAAGGAGTTTTACTTCTGCGGACTGGACAATGGGCGCATCACCGCGCAGCCGACGAATCATGTGCTGCTTGAGGACCGCTCGTTTACGACGGCGCTTGAGTGGCCGAAGTTCCTGCGACGACAAACAGACTGGCACAGCGCGGAGGACAGCAGCAATGCGTGAGCTCGAGATGGTGTTCCAAGTTGGGATAGCGGTCTGGCTTGCGATGCTGGCCGGTGCGCTCATCCGCATCGTCTGGATCTGCATCGAGGAGGCAAGGCGCAAATAGTGTTGACATGATTTTAAATCGAGATTAGTCTAATTCCGTACACACACACAGGAGACGGATATGACCCTCCGCTACCTTTCAGTCTGCAGCGGCATCGAAGCCGCGACGGTCGCATGGCACCCGCTCGGGTGGCAGCCGGTGGCGTTCAGCGAAATCGAACCGTTCCCGAGCGCCGTGTTGGCGCATCACTATCCGTCTGTCCCGAACTTCGGCGACATGACCAAATTCCAGGAGTGGCCTGATGAACCAGTTGACCTTCTTGTCGGAGGAACCCCTTGCCAATCCTTCAGCGTCGCGGGTCTCCGCAAGGGCCTCGAAGACCCTCGAGGAAACCTCATGCTCACGTACCTTGCAATCGCTCAGCGTTACCGGCCTCGATGGCTTGTCTGGGAAAACGTCCCCGGCGTCCTGTCATCGAACGGAGGACGGGACTTTGGCACCTTCCTCGGGGCGCTGGGGGAGTTGGGGTATGGGTGGGCCTACCGAGTCTTGGACGCTCAATGGTTCGGAGTGGCCCAGCGCCGCCGTCGTGTGTTCGTTGTCGGACATCTTGGAGACTGGCAGCGTGCCGCAAAGGTTTTTTTTGAGCAAGAAAGCTTGCGCCGGGATAATCCGCCGAGCCGGGAAGCGCGGCAAGGCGCTGCCGCTAGCGTTGGAGGCGGCGTTAATGAGCGTGGCACAGGAGTAGCGCCGCACATTTTCAAAGTCCGCGGCGGCGTTGAGCGCGAGGACGGCTCGCGCGGCAGCACCAACATCGGCAAGCAGGCGGGCAAGGGCTACCTCGGCAGCGAGGAACGCGCGTTTACGCTAGCGGCGGCGCAGGATCAGTTCGTCGCGCAGCCCATCCCCTTCCGCAAGTCCCGCCGCGCAAAGTTCGTGGACGATCACGAGACGTGGGTCGCGGACGGCATCGCCAACACGCTGAACTGCCACGATGTCGGGGACATCCGCGCCGTCGATGTGGTCGCGCAGCCGGTGGCGACTGTGATGCAAGTCCGCCGCCTCACGCCCGTTGAGTGCGAGCGGCTGCAAGGCGTCCCAGACAACTACACCAACATACCGTGGCGCAAGAAAGACGAAGCACCGGACGGCCCGCGCTACAAGGCATTGGGCAACAGCATGGCCGTGCCGTGCATGGCCTGGATCGGTCAACGGATTGCGGAGGTGGACCGTGGCGATTGAACTCGACGACTGGGACAAGGAATGGCTCGCCCGCCCGCACACCGAGGCTGAGTACCGCCACGAGATCAAGAGCGCCCTGGAGCGCTGCGCGATGTACTCGGCCCGCATCGATCGGCTCGAGGCCGAGCTCGTGAAGGTCCGCACGGCTGGTTGCGGCTACCCCGACTGCCTTATCGACAACCGCTGCGCCCGGATGTGGTCGGGCGAGTGTGCGGGGCCGAAGGAGGTGCAGTTGTAATGGAACGACCGCCTGACTTCAGCGGCTTGATCCGCTTCCTGCTCGAGGTGCTGACCGTGACCATCGGCGTGTTCCTGTTCTTCGTGGTGCTGTTCGCGTGGATCGCATGACTCGCAAGGCAGGCCGACCGCCCTCGGTGACGATGGCGCAGTACCAGCGGGTTCTCGATGTCAAGACCGCTCGTGCGGCGCTGCCGACAAATAAGGAACTCGCCCGAGAGCTAGGGGTTCCGGTGTCTACCATCATGGGTTTGATTGGGCGTGGGCTAAAGGCGTACCAACCGAGGAAAGCAAATGGGCGCAAGTCAAAGGCGTAAGGGCGCAGCCGGTGAGAACGAGCTCGCCAAGATCCTGAGCGACCAGCTCGGCTGGGTGGTCAAGCGCAACATCGGGCAGGCCCGCGACGGTGGGGACGACATCACGACCGGCCAGTTCCGCTGGGAGGTCAAGCGCAGGAAGGGCATCGCCGTGCATGAATGGGTCGAGCAGGTTGTCCGTGCATCCGGTCCCGGCGACATCCCGGTCGTCGCCTGCCGGGGTGACGGCAAGGGGTGGCTCGTGGTGATGCGCCTCGAGGACGCCCTGCCGCTGATCCGTGGCGAGTTGCCGCAGCGGTAGTAGGGGGGTAGACTTGGGGCATGACCGAGACTGAGCGGAAGCCTTGCCTGAACTGCAACAGCAGCGGCTGGGTGGCCGATTGGTCTGGCGGGTGGGTGCGGTGTCCCGACTGTGAGCCGCCGACCCCGCCGAAGGTCGCGGTCGAGTTCGTGCGTGGCGCGAAGGTCCGGCGCAAGCCGAAACTGCCCGAAGCAGCGTGAGGTAACGAGATGCCTGGTCCCGGTTTATACGCAAACATTAATGCTAAACGCGAGCGCATCAAGGCCGGTAGCGGCGAGAAGATGCGCAAGCCCGGCAGCAAGGGTGCGCCGACTGCGAAAGCGTTTCGCGAATCCATCAAGACCGCGCTCAAGCGGAAGTGAAGGCGCAGCTGCTCGGAGATAACGGCGACCAGGAAGGCGAGGATCTGTTCGGCTTTCGTCGCCGGAGAGGTGGTGCAATTCTGGGAGGAGCCGTCGGCAGGGTGCCAAGACTTTCGCCGAGGGCTACCGCCGGGATTGCCGCAGCGGGTCTCGGTGGTCCGTTGCCGGTTCGCGGTGGCGGTGGCGTGCCGGGTGGGCCGCCGAGGCCGGTGCAGGATTATCAGGTCGAGGTGAGTTGATGAAGACCCCAGCATGGCAGCGCAAGGCAGGGCAGAACGAGAAGGGCGGTCTCAACGAGGCCGGTCGCCGCTCTGCCAAGGCCGAGGGGATGAACCTCAAGGCCCCGGTCAAGTCAGGGGACAACCCGAGACGCGCTAGCTTCCTCGCCCGGATGGGCAATGCTCCCGGCCCGATGGTCGGGAAGGACGGCAAGCCGACACGCCTCGCCCTCGCCTTGAAGGCATGGGGAGCGAGCTCGAAGGAAGACGCCAGGGCGAAGGCCAAGGCAATCAGCAACCGCAACAAGGGGAAGTGACCATGCCGCTCAAGCAGGGATACAGCCAGAAGACCATCTCGCGCAACATCTCAGCCGAGGTCCGTGCCGGTCGCCCGCAGAAGCAGGCCGTTGCCATCGCCCTCGACACCGCCCGTCGCTCGGCCAAGAAAGCCGGTAAGGGGATGGCGGCACGCAAACTGATGGCGAAGTGATGCCAGGAGGCAGACCGTCAATCTACACGCAGGAGCTGGCAGACCGAATCTGTGAGCGGCTGGCATCCGGCGAATCCCTGCGGGCTATCTGTGGGGATGACGGGATGCCGGTGTGGTCAACCATCGGTAAGTGGTTGAAAGAAAAGCCGGAGTTTTCGGCACAATACGCACGCGCACGCGAGGATCAGGCCGAGGCTCACGCTGACCGCATCATCGAGATTGCGGACGATGAGACCATCGACGCGAACCACAAGCGCATCATGGTCGACGCTCGGAAGTGGGTGGCCTCGAAGCTCAAGCCCAAGCGGTACGGCGACAAGCTCGACCTCGAGCACAAGGGCGAGGTAGGTCTGACGGTGGTCGTGAAGCGGTTCTCGGATGTCGATAATCCTACCGGCTAACGGCTGGGCTCCTCGCCACTACCAAAGCCCAGCGTGGGCTGCTCTGGAGGGCGGCTGTAAGCGTCTCGCGCTTTCTTGGCATCGAAGATCCGGGAAGGACGACTTGAGTCTGCACTGGGCAGCGGTCAGCGCCATGACCAGAGTGGGCGGCATCTGGCACATGCTTCCCCAGGCGAACCAGTCCCGTAAGGCCATTTGGGATGCGGTGGACCCGCACACTGGCAGACGGCGCATCGACGCTGCATTCCCGCCCGAGCTTCGAGAATCGACCCGCGAACAGGACATGTTCATCCGGTTCAAGAACGGTTCGACTTGGCAGGTCGTAGGCTCGGACAACTACAACAGCCTGATCGGTTCGCCGCCCATGGGGGTGGTGTTCTCCGAGTACGCTCTCGCCGATCCGAATGCCTGGGCGTTCCTGCGTCCCATCCTCGCCGAGAACGGCGGCTGGGCCATCTTCATCTCGACACCTCGAGGTCGCAATCACTTTGCCCGTCTGGTGGACTACGCCCGCAAGGACCCGGAGTGGTTCGGTCAGGTGCTGACGGTCGAGGATACCAAGGCCATCTCGCTCGACATCATCCAGCGAGAGCGCAAGGAGCTGCGGGTCGAGCGCGGTGAGAAGGAAGCCGAGGCCATCATCCGGCAGGAGTACTACTGCGACTTCGACGCTGACATTCCGGGGGCGTACTACGGTGATGCCATCCTCAAGGCTGAACAGGGCGGCAGGGCTGGCGAGTTCCCGCACATTGTCGGCCAGCCGGTCGGGACGGCGTGGGACATCGGCATCGGTGACTCGACGGTCATCTGGTTCTACCAGTTCGTCGGTCACAAGATCCGCATCATCAACGTGCTCGAAGGCTCCGGCGTCGGGCTCGACTGGTACGCGAAGAAGCTCCTCGGCATGGACTATGTGTACGGTGACCACATCTGGCCGCACGATGGGGCGGTGAAGGAGTGGGGGTCTGGCAAGTCCCGGCTCGAGACAGCGGCAGGGTACGGCCTCAAGCCACGGGTGCTCGAGGCCGACTCGGTGGACGATGGCATCCAGGCGGTGCGCCAGATGCTGCCGGTGATCGAGTGGAACAAGGCACCCGACCCGTTCCCCGGCGAGACTGCCGAGGACGCAGCGGCTCGCATGACCCGGGCGATGGATGCCATCCGGCAGTACCGGCGCGAATACGACGATCGGCTGCAGCGGTTCAAGGACAGGCCGCTGCACGACTGGACGAGTCACTACGCCGACGCTCTGCGGTATCTCGCCAAGGGTCGCAGGCCGTTCCGTGGGACGGTGCGGCGGGCTGGTCCGGGGGTGGCTGTAGCAGATTACTCAGTGTTCGGCTAGACTCGCGCCAAAGTCTGCCACGAGGTGCGTCATGTCCGGTCTGTTCAAGCCCAAGATGCCGAAGATCGAGCCGCCCCCGCCTGCTCCCGAAATCGATGTGGCGAAGCAGCGCGAGATTGAGTCCACCCGGCTGCGTCGGCGGCGCGGGCGTGCTGCCACGATGATGTCCACGCCTGAGACCCAGCAGATGGGCGGCGTCGCTACGACCCGACTGCTGGGCGGCGGCATGTAATGGCGACGAAGAAGATCACGCAGTTCAGCTCGCTAGCGCAGATCGACCTTGATTCTGCGGCTGATGTCCTGCCGATCGTCGATGTCGGCGCAAGCGAGACCAAGAAGATCACGGCGAAGGCGCTGACCGGCGGGGCGGTGGGCGACTTGGTGAACGTCTGGAACAACGTCGCAACGACCTTCTCGGCCATCAAGCTCGATGTCACCGACACGGCTTCTGCCGCAGGGTCGATGCTGCTCAACCTGCTCGTCGGCGGTGCTGCTCGGTTCCAAGTGACCAAAGCCGGTGCGGTGACGGCGGCGAGTTCCATTCGCTCGACCTCGGCCTCTGGCGGTGTGGGGTACGCGACCGGCGCGGGTGCTGTGCAGACTCAGGGTACCTCACGCACGACCGGGGTGACGCTGAATGCCATCTGCGGTCAGATCACGCTCTTTGCGGCGTCGATCGCAGGTCACGAGGCTGACCAGTTCGTGCTGACGAACAGCGCCATCGAGGCCGGTGACGTGGTGGTGACGAGCATCAAGTCCGGCCTGACGGCTGGGACGGCCAAGTACTACAACGTCCAGGTGGTTGCGGTCGGTGCCGGCCAATGCACCATCTCGGTCGGCAACATCGACAACGGCACGGTTCCATCAGCCGGTACCGATTCGCCTGTCATCACGTTCGCAGTCATTAAGGCCGTAGCGGCCTAATCGGAGAAAATCATGGCTACAGGCATTGTTCTCGTATCGAACGCCAGCGCGACTGGCGCGTGGTTCGCATGGCCGGGTGGCCGTGGTGAGTTCCGGGTTGAGGCAACCTTTGGCGGCGGCACGGTCAAGCTGGAGTGCAAGGGGCCGAACGGCACCGCGCAGGATGTCGGTGCGGACACGACCCTGACGGCTGCTGGCGGTGGCATCTTCGAGCTCGGTGCGGGTGAGATTCGCTGCAACATTGCGACCGCGACCGCTGTCTATGCCATGGCGTTGCGCATCCCGAGCCCGAACTTCTGATGCGCACATGGCCGCGAAGTCAGGAGCGTACCGCCGACCGGACGCTGCGGCGTGATGGTACCGGCGACGATCAGCCGGTTGGTAATCTCGTGGCCGAGAACGGTGACAACCTGACGCTCGAGAACGGCTACTTCTTGCTGTGGGAATAACCAATGGCTGACTCACGCGCAATGGATGTGCTGCAAGGCTACGACCGGCTGAAGGGCGCTCGTGGAACGTGGGAGCAGCACTGGCAGGAGGTTGCCGAGCGGGTCTGGCCGTCGATGGCCGAGATGACCGGCCAGCGCACACCTGGCGAGAAGCGGTCGGAGAAGATATTCGACTCGACGGCGCAGCGAGCCTTGCCCCGATTCTCTGCCGCGATGGACTCGATGCTGACACCAGCAACGCAGATGTGGCACGGATTGCATACCGGCATCCCCGAGCTCGATGAGAACGTGGCGGTGCAGCGGTGGTGCGACTCCCTGCGCGATGTCCTGTTCCGGCAGCGGTATGCGCCGACCGCCAACTTCGCCTCGCAGGTGTTCGAGTGCTACATGAGCCTCGGTGCGTTCGGCACCTCGACGCTGTTCATCGACGAGATCCCAGGCGTGACCTTGCGGTACCGCGCCATCCCGCTCTCCGAGATTGTCATCGACCTCGACCATACGGGTCGGGTGGACACGGTGTATCGCTGCTTCCAGTTGACGGCGCGGCAGGCGATGCAGGTGCCGGGCTGGGCTGACAAGCTCCCGCGAGGCATCAAGGCTGCGGGAGATGCGAAAGCGAACGACATGTTCGAGTTCATCCACTGCGTCAAGCCGAACGACGGGTACAGGTCGGGCAAGGCCGGTGCGGATGGGATGCAGTTCATGTCGCGCTATGTTGCCCGTCAGGGTGATGCGCTGCTGGCAGAGTCGGGCTATCGCTCGATGCCGTATGCGGTGGGTCGGTATGTCACCGGCCCGCGTGAGATTTATGGGCGGTCACCTGCGATGGAGGCTCTGGCCGACATCAAGTCCCTGCAGGAGATGGA